TGGTGGTGGAAGAATTCCCAACAGATGCATCATCGCAAACGTCTGACAAAACTTATGAGTTCCTGGCTTTTGATAATGATCGTACGGATCGAACAAATCAGAACTATTTGCTTTTCGTGACGTCCAATGTGAATCGACAAAGTAGGCTGTCGGGTACGATTGGACGTGACGAGAAAACCGTCTTCGAACGACGACACCTGGAACCATCGTTTTCCATACGGATTCATCACCCATGAAATCAATCAATTTTTGCATATATTTTTCACGCGCAAACATTTTATTAGTCCTTCCAGGTCGCGAAGCGACCTGGAAGTTCGCCGCGAAGCAACGACGGACAAACTGAGGCGCTTCGCGCCTCCCCTTGGACTGATCACCCCAGGTACATCGTTCGAAATTGACGAACCGATCCGCGACAGAACGGACACACGTGCAAAGAACTTCGAGACGAGCACGACTGACACACAACATGCCCACATGGATCGATAAACGTGTCGACCGGACGCTCGAGACATACGAAGCACATGTACTTGGACATGATGTCAGCCTCGGTGCACAACGAAAAGACATTTCGGAGCGAAAGCATCTCGGTCGTTTTTTCCTTGAGAATCGCCGCCTGTTCTGTGATACCTTCGTCTCGATCGAATTGTTCCACAAGTTGACTCAGCATTTGAACATACTTGATGTCCTTGTTTCCAAACTTGTCGATGAGACTCAGCATGAGACTCGCCTTTTCCTTTTTGGCGTGAAGATTCAAGTACCCTGTCAGTACTTCGGACACTTTCTCGATGTAATCAACCTTGAGTTTATCAATAGAATCGTACATGTCGTGTTTTGGGATGGGGCTGGAATTCTCCTCGAGTTCCAGGATGTTTCTCAGTCGAAGAAGACGGTCGTACGTGTCCATCATCTGAACCTTTGCACCATGGTCGTCTTCTTCGTCGAGTTCGGCGAAATTCATCTCTGTAAAAATAATGTCACGTCTTTATAAAATGAACGCGTACCCGAATAATAACAGTAAGGCGAATGTATCAAAACTTATTCTGCTACTGTTTCTGAGTGTCCAGGCTATTCGTCAACTGGTCCAGGTGAATGGCCAGGCGAGCAGTGGTATAGAGTCGATGTCCGGTAAGGTGGCGTCGTGGATGACGATTACAATGACGCTTGTGGCTGCTACTGCACTGTATATGCCCAAGACACCTCAGATTGCAGCTCTTGGAGCTCTTTTCGTTGCTGCTATGGCCAGTGGTATTGCGATGATTTACGACTACTTTGACGCAACGTCCAAACAGAAGGTTGAGGGTAAGACAAACCGTATGATTTTCGGTGTCGCTCACATTATCCTGGCTCTGGCTGTTCTTGTCTATCTGATTATGTCGAAAATGTGAGTCGATTCCAAGTCGACGGAGTCGACTTGATCACGAGTCCACGGACTCGGTCTCTACTTGCTCAGCAGTGATCCACCGATGCCGCTGTCGATGGTGAAATCACGCTCCTGGTTACGCACAAAGTCCATATCCTTGCACCAGCCACCTGGTGTCAGGGACTTGGAGTAGTACGCCGAGTCGGGGTTGAAACCGCTGGCGGTACACTTAATATCGTGCTTCAGACCGAAAATGCTGGATGGACCAGCGGACATACCCGCGCCTGGGGTTGTCGTGAGATCAGCGTAGCCGCTGATGCCACGAACCATCACCTGGCGGAGGATAAGCACGAGGAGACCGATAATAACAATGTTCATCAGGATCTTGGCAGGCTTCATTTATTAGTATACGGCGAAAAAAGGTCAAGGGGCATAGAGTGCCTGTTGGACTGAAGGACGCGTCTAAAGCCTAAGACTTCAATTCTTTAAGGATCACAGGATGGACCTTCTCCCGGAATCGGCTCCTGTGACTTTGACTCTGAACGACGACGAACGCCGTCTCATGGATGATATTTCATTCGCACCTGCTGAGAAGGCGATTCCAGTACGCAAACCGCCACAGACTCGTCCGTTTCGCCGTGGACCGGCACCTCCACAGGCACAGGCACCGCCGCCAGACATGGCTGGTCTGGACATGTTCATGAATCCGACGAAGCGTCAGCAAACCGGCCCAGAGCCACCCGAAATGTGGGACGGTGGTGAGGAGCCTGAGCCTTCTGGTCACATGGGCGGTGATGAGTACGGAGGCGGCGGACCGCAGATGGGTGGAGGAGGTGGTGGATCACAGATGCCATCTGAGGGGTACAAGACGATCGAGGATGAGAAAGCGGACTTGCTGAACAAGATTGCGCGTCTGGCGAAAAAGGGGATGAACACGTCGTCTCGTCTGACGATTTACAGCGACGTTGAGGAGATTCGCACCGAGTACAAGCGTCTGACGTACGCCATCGATGCTGAGCGCGCCATTCGGTTCCAGAAGCGCATTCTCGTCGCATGCGTCACTGGTCTCGAGTTTCTGAACAAGCGTTTCGATCCGTTCGACCTCCAGCTGGACGGTTGGTCTGAGAATGTGATGGAGAATCAGGATGATTACGACGGTGTCTTCGAGGAGTTGTACCAGAAGTACAACACGAAGGTGAACGTCGCTCCAGAGGTGAAGCTGATTATGATGGTTGGTGGATCCGCGATGATGTTCCATCTGACCAATTCCATGTTCAAGTCGGCGATGCCAGACATGAACAAGGTGCTCAAGCAGAACCCAGACCTGGTGAAGAATATGGTGGATGCCGTCCAGCGTACTCAGAACGATGCTCAGAAACAGGGCCCTCCTTCAGCAGGCGGTGTCTCAGCCGGTCGCCACGAGATGCGTGGACCGGGTCTGGACCTGTCCTCTCTGATGGGTGGAATCATCGGTCCACCACCAGCCATCGGCACGCGCGAGCCGGGTCCTCGTGACCCGCCTGCGACTCAGGACGAGGATGCCATCTCTGATATTGTTTCCGTCGACCTCGGATCAGACACGAAGGAGGTTTCCGTCGGCGGCAAAAAGAGTCGTTCGTCCAAGAAGAAGAAGGAAGTGACGCTCTAGTACCAACTCACGAAGTGAGTTGTTCCGTCACGAAGTGAGTTGTTCCGTCACGAAGCGACCCAGGTAAAAAATAACACTCTATAACAAATGGATTCTCTCCTGCCAACACCAATCGACCAGGACACCGTAACTGGCCCTGAAGTCACGGGTCTCGATTCGGATAAAGGTGCCGACATTGGTTCGGAGCCTGTTCCCAAGACGTCGTTTGACGAGATCGTCACACGTGGTGGGAACAACCCGGATGGGAAGTTTTGAGTAAATTTCTCACTATAGAGTAGATGGGGTTGTCCTACGCGCCCTTTGACAGAGAGGAACCTCCTTCTCCGCCTTTGATAAAACCAATTCCCTCAGGCGTCAGCATCCCCCGTCAGAGCGGCTTCGTCCTCGGAGGCCCCGACGTCACTGAGTGTAACCACTTGATCATGTTTTTTGTTCTTGGTGTTTTTCTTCTTACCCTTGTTGACGCTATCCGCTAGAAGAAACCCGGGCTTGAGTCCGGAAGGCTGAGCCTCTTGTCCAAGAGATTTCTCTTGTCCAACAGACTCTTCCTCTGGCTTTTCAATTTCCACCTCTTCAATCTTTGGCTCAGGCCTGATGACCATCATAGGTGCAGGTGGTCTATTGTCAGGCTGTGGTGCCTGTGGAAACTGAGCAGCAACCTGCTGCATAACCATCTGTTTCTGCTGAGGCGTCATTTGAGACCAACGTTTCTTCAACTGTGTGCTGTTTGGCATGACTGAACGAACCATCGCGCGGAGCTCGCCGGGTAAATCCTTAAATTCGGCGAGGTCTAGCATTGAAAGAGTCTTTTTCTGAGGACGAGACTCGACGATAAAAAACACAATGAGTGCAATGAGTGCCAAAGCACTTACAGTCGCTGCAGACATTCTACTCACAGCAAACATTTCCCTTTAGGGAATTCTTGCGCGCTTCTTTCCAACGGGAACTCCGTTCCCGTTGTCCCGTATCCTGAAAACCCGGACGCCTTGTAAATCACACAGCGTTTGCGGTACATTGAATTAAAAACCGACCAGCGATCGACGATATCGATGATGAGCGGAGCATTCACCTTTCCAGGTGTTTCTCTCATGATCCGTCCAACCGCCTGCGTCACGTCCGAATGTGGCGTCGTCATCACGAGCGTGTCAAGCACTGGAATGTCGAGTCCTTCCTGTGCCATGGAATACGTCGCTACGATGACCCTGTGTTTCGACGCCTCGTCTAGTTCGTCCTCTTTCATACCACCGAGGTACACAGCAGCCCCTTCGATATGATTCCGAAGCCAAAAACAATGTTCGCGTCGGTCGCTCAAGAGCAGGACTCGCCGGCTTGGATCCAGCCCCTGAACCAACTCCAAAATTTTATCATTCCGTGCGTCAATCTCAGTCAATTGAGTCACCATACCCGCCATATTGATTTTACCGAACCGTGAAACCGGTGGCGCTTCCCGAAACAACGGATCGTCGAAGAAGACCGTCTCAACCTGTGTCGTCTTTTGATTCTCGCGTTTGACACCAAAAAATTCAGGACCAAGGAACCAATACAGGATATTCGTCAGGCCATCCTTACGTTCTG